GTAAATATACACGGCTGATCCCCCACGTGGAGCTCAACAATTGAACTCCGCACCATCCCAATCAGAACGGTCAAACTCGGCCGCTAACTCATTAGCGATCGTTTCGACCTTTGTCCTGATCGGAAGAAGTCCCGCTATCCTATGAAGGAGTAGCGAAAGACTTGTTTTCGAGGTGTCTACAGATAGGGTCATCTGTCGTACGTCATTAAACGTGCGAAGTGATCGAGTTGTAGGATAAGATTCCTGTGACTCTCCCATATCTGTTGACGTTTCCAAGGTTGGATAACGAGATAAAGCTCGGAACCATACCTTAGCGGAAACATCCTCAGGGGCCGGATGACCTTCAGCTGCGGCGACATCGTCGCAGTACTCACGTACAATGGCTAATAAGCCATTGCTGATATCATCAAGTCCCTCGCCGGTGCTCGTATACACAATTGCATGCGAGACACCGACCATCCTCTGGGCAGACCGTGACACACTGTGCACGCCTCCCATATGGATGAGACGCAAACGAGAGCTGGCGACCCGGTCCCCATCACATAAGTGCTGGAACCAAGTTGACTCTAATGGAGTTAGCCGCCAACCTCGCTTAGGAGGGAAAAGCCCGGCACCACCCAAATGGATGGGCACATACATCGAAATTCGATGTATACGTGCAAGCCGAGTCATTTCCTTCACGTAAGCTGGCAGAGCCATCGTTTGCGCGAAGTGCACACGACTGTGACCTAATCGATTATAATGAGTCGACAGGTACAACAGTGGAGAAAACTCCCACGGAACATCCGTGCGTCCTTCCGGGCCTTTAACCCTGGTAGGCTTACCTTGAGGGGTTAGTGCTTTGACCGACAAAAATTGTCGGTTTACGCACAAACCTTTCGAGGTAAGGTGATAAGCTCTCTCACAAAAGATACCCCTAGTAAGGGAAATGAACGATTTTCGATCATTTAATTGCATCCCAGTTAATAAACTGAGATTGCGCTTGTATCTCTTGATGAGAAAGAGGGGCCACACAGCGATGAGATCGTCACCACATATAAAGTATGTGTTGCGTCCCGCCCCAATCTTGTCGCATACATATAAATGTATGAGATTCAAGAAAGGGAAGCTGAGTGGTATCCCCATGAGGGTACCCCGAGTCATCGAAACGGATTTTCCGTTGAAGTTAATTCTTCCCCCAGTCACAAGAATGGGGTCGATGCCGAGGTACAGGGCAATCTGCTCGAGTAACTCCCGACTCAATAAGTCGGTTGCCGACGAAAGGTCGGCCGAGAAAACTCGTACAGAGGGTGTTCTCCTGAACTGAACAGGTAGAAAATCCAGCTCTCCTAATTGAGGGAGTCGAAAGGCCACACGGCGCATTAATATGCGCCGCAGTGACCGACGATATCCGTCGGAGGCCGCCACACGTAGCGCGCATGAGCGCGATACAATGCGGGTCTTCCACCCACGTTCCGCAACCGCAACTGGCGATGATACATCAGACATCTGATGCATTTCATCGAACACATGTGTACGGTTGAAGAGAACAGTCCTCTTCTCAGACTGAGACATCCCCGGATTCCATGCATTGGATTGCGCCTCTGCCGCGTCTTTTACTCTTCTGTAAAAGTTTGCGGCCGTGAGACGATCCAGCATGGCTTCCGGACCGGGGCGCTTCACTGAAGCACTCTCATTATTGAGAAACCCGCGGTAGGGGGATATCGACGCATAATATGCGCGACGTCCACCCTGGGAACGCTTGGCCTGATTACAGGACCCCGAGGATTGCAAGGGAATCCGGTGCGTTTGCACCGGCTTCTTCCTTCCAAGAATCCTCCCCAACACGAGTGGATCGAGGGGACGCACATCAACATTTGATGTGACCCTTTGAACCATATCCCCCTTTGCCTGTTGCGTAATATACGCAGGAGGCTTTGGGAGAGCTCGTCCGAGGAAAGATCTCTGAAGCAGGGATCTTTGCCACCCCTTGGGATCAAACCGAGAGCGACACCGTATCCAACCGGGCCAAAAGGTCCGGAGATATCGGAGGGATCGTTTGTCATTAGACTTACTGATCCAGTGCTCTCGGCACGCATGGGCGAACTCTTTCGCTCGCGCCATGAATCCCGAGACGTCGGAGACAATCTGCCAGCAAATTTTGCTGACCCACTCAACTAATTGAGTGAGATGGATATGTTGCGCTTTTCGCGACATATCCAAGTTGTCTCCTGAGAGAATCGAGCAGGTCAGGTGTGCATCCAAAAATTGGATGACTACCTGACGGGCCGTTCCTTTCTTAATAAAGGAAGACCGGCTCTGCTTCGATGACCAAAAACTGGCGGTCCACCAAGTCGCTTCGTGCAATATTGCACGCTTGACGAATGTGGCGGAACGTTCACCTGTCTTTGATCCCTGGAATAATTTTCCAGCCCTCAAAGAGATCCGTTGTTTAACCCACAACGGAGGGTGTGAAGTGTCAACCATTGTGGTTGACGGGGGAGTCTTAAAAGGCTCCAGCGGCGCGTCCGAATGGATTCGTCGCTCCGCATGATCTCTACGTAAATTACGTAGTGCC